ATTGCATAATCAAGATTATTATTACGGTTGTTAATTGCATTTTGCTCTCGTGTAGCATTTACATTATCAATATAACTATTTCGAAGATAGGCAGAACGTCTGTCGTCTTGACCAGCGTTAATAGGTGATTGATTAGCAGAGTACCGTGGCTTTTGATAACCACGGTATTTATCTCTTATGTTGTCTCTTTCAGTAAAGGGTAAAACCATTAAGCACCCATCATTGAGTTAAGCACAACAAGAACTATAACTGCAACGATACCGGCTTTAATCCAGTCCTTCATTTTCCAGTCTGACCATTCTTTTAAGTGTGCCCATAAATCTTTTATTAAATTCATAGTACCTCCTATTTTTTCTTCGATTTCATCGAACCACCTTTACTTAGGCGTTTCGTTTTTCCACCTTTTTTCATCATTGTCATTTTTTGTCCAGTGTTTTTTGCATGTGCTTGCGCTTGATGCACACCAGCTGATGTGTATGGAAAAGATTTAGTTCCTACTTTTGGCATTTTTTCTCCTTAATGTATAGTGGGTTTTACAGAATGCTGAAAAGTATGTATCATGTCTTGCGTAACAAACATACTTTCTGCAACAGATTCAAAAATAGAAGCGGTTTCTTCTATTGTTAAAGTCTCTAAATACATGTTGCGTGTAACAGCCATCATTGCAGAGCATATAGCCATATAGTCATCATTGTCTCTTACCATGGAACGAGCTGTGTCTTCAATCTTTTTCATCGCAGAACTAATTAAACTAATCTGCTTTTCTAGTTTTGGATCTTGCATTTTCCCTCGCTATTCTCTCTGCCGTTTTATCTTTCATTGCCTCACGCGCTGAAATCATATTTTCTTTTAACATTGCGGTTGCATCAGCATTGCTTTGTTTATTAACTTCTGCTGATACTTTCATTAATTCCAAACTAGTATCTGCTTCCAATTTGTCTCTTTCCAGATCCATTTTTTCCGTGTCTACTATTAAATCTTTTTGTAGTCTAGCTTGTGTCTCCATTGCTTTCAAGTCAATTTCTTGTTGTTTAAGTTTAACAAGAGGATCTTGAGGTTCTTGAGCCATTCTTTGTTCTTCTGCTTTAGCAAAATTAGCTGTTAACTGAGCTTCCAATTTAGCTTGTGCTGCTGCAATTTCATTTGTTAATTGATCGTTTTGTTGTTGCATTTGTTGCATCATTTGCTGTGCTTGTGGATTCTGCTGTGCTTGTGCTTGAACCTGTTGCATTTGTTGTTGTAATTGCTGTACCTGGTCTTTGTATTGTTCGTTAATTTGTTGTCCAGCCATTAAAGCAATATGTTCTGACATATGTGCTTGTAATAAAGCATAAAGCTGCGGGTTAATTTGAACCATACGGGTAAACATAAATTCTGAGTGTGCTGAAATATGTGCCATATGATCTTGCATAGGAAATGCCTTTGGAGGCTGTCCTTTCATTGCTGCACCATTTTCTGTTGCTGGACCAACTGGTTGAGGTTGATCTGGATCTGGCTTCAATATAGCATCTACATTATCAACACCCATTGCTTGATACATACGTCTGTAAGCTTCTCTAATATTATGTAATTGTGGAGCAGCATTAGCTAGTTGTAACTGTTGTTGTGCCAACGTAATACGCTGTGCCATTGAAAATATATTAGGATCAGAAATAGGTAAAATATCTACACGATCATCAAAATCTTTTTGTTTAATCATTCTATCTCCACCGGCAACTTGGTATGGATATTCTGGTGGAGTATACAATTGAAATACTTTTGCCAATAATGAAAACTCTTCACGTTGTGCATAATGTAATCTTTTATGAATAGCGCTCATTACTTTAGTTCCACGTTCTAAAATAGCTAACGTTGTTCCTACTGGATTCTGTTCATTCCCTTCACCCATTTTCATGTCTGCTATTGCAGCAAAAGATTTACCTGCGTCAACAGCAAAACCTAGTAATTGAAATAAAGTACCGCTAGGTTCTTTAAATGGTAAAGGCAATAATGATTCTCTTATAGAGGTACCAGTTACATCAACATCCCTAAACTCACCTGGTTGTAATGGTTCGTCATGATCACGTATACGCATTCCTCGTGCTTTAAAACCTGCAGGTAGGTTTGCGAGTGTACCAGCATCAATTAACTGCCGCAAAACACTTGTTGCTGTTCGCGATAACCCACCTAGCATGTGTATTAGTCCAAAGCCATAAAAGCCTAGACCCGGGAGAAATTTATAATGTACAAAGTAAGAAATCTTTTTATTGTTTTGATCTTGTTGACTCCAGTTACGTTTAATTGATAAAATAATTCCACTGTAACGATCTAGCGTTACAATATACGGAAGTTTAATTCCATTTTCATTTTCAAATCCTGGAATGTCTGCGTTAATATGCATTTCTAAAATTTCATGGGCAGTGTCATCATTTGCATATTCTTGCTCAACACCTTCAAGTTCATTTACTTTTTCTTGCACATCGGAAACATTAACATCGCCTCCAGGTAATTCTACATCTTTGTAAAAACCACTAACTTGTAATTTACGTACATCGTTGTTTGTCATTTTAACAACATGTGTAATACGATCTGCTGTTTCTAAATCTGTTGCTAAATAATTAATAACAAGATCTTCACCTGTTACAAATTTAGACACGGCTCTTTGCATGATAGGGCAAAAATAAACTTTTTTAAATGCTGAACCAGCTAAAGGAAGGTAAAACAATAGTTGATCCATTTCTGGGTCAAACTCTTTCATTACAGTTGTAATTTGATAATTCATGTAATCTTTTACACGTTCAGCTTGGTCCATAACTTCTGGTGTTTGTAGACCTACTACTTGGGTACGTACGGGGCCGCTTGGGGGGAGGAGTTCCTTATAAGCTTGGGCTTGAAACTGCGTAACAGATTCAGCTAGTAAGGGATGTACGACCCCGGATGCACCTTCAAATGGTTGGGTTCTATTTTCATATTTAAATCCCAACATATCAAGGCCTTTGACATAGGTATCTTCCCAGTCTTTCCTTGAATCCTTATCCATTTCGAATGCTGCAACTAAATCATTAGATAGATTAGTTGCTGTGCTTTCGTCTAGGTATTCTACTAAATTAGCGTCAAACGGTACTTGTGATTTATCTATTGGAGCGTTTGGATCAAAATTAATTTCTGCACCACCATCTGCCATTTCGGCAATTTCGTATCCTTGTTCTTCAGTAGATATTTCTTCTCCAGGTAATTGAATCTCTTGACCTATTTCTTCAATCTTTAATGCATCGCCTAAAGCTTGCATTGCTTTGTCAATATTGTTGTTCTTGTTTCTAGCCATTGTTCCCCTATAAAGTTGGTACTACGTCATTAAAGACATTTTGTACCAATCCCCCTTCATTGTAGGCTGGTAAGCCCTTTGATATTTTCTCCAGTGCTTTCGTGTTTCCTTTTATCATTAAAGCTGGCACTCCGTAATACTGTGGTGCATCACCATAGCTTCTGCCACTACCAATAGTGGTTTCAAATAAATCGGCACCACTTTTGCTTTTAGCCTTACGGATAGCATTCTTTAAAATATCACCATAAGCAATTAAATTTCCTTTATAGTCTCTGTTATCAGGGCCTATACTTCTGTTTTTAATTGCGGGTGTAGAAAACGCCACACCGTCGTAATTACCATCTTTTGCCACACGCAGCAAGTATTTAATCGCAAATTCCATGTAATCTTGAGAATTTTTAAACGGCCCTTCTGGAATATTACTTGTATTTTCTCCTAACTTACTTGCCTTATCTCTTTCTATATTACGTATAATTTCTTTTTGCTCATATAGTTTAGCTAGTTTAGGTGAATCTGGTTTAGTTTCTAATAGTCTATCAATTTGACGTTGAATATTTGCCATTTGTTCTAAATTATCTTTATTTAATTTAGCTACTTCTTTATCTAGACGTGGTGAATATTTACCAGCTTTAGGAATTGGTTTACCGGCTTTTGTTGCTTCTCTTACAGCAGCAGAAATAGGTTGGTGCATGTCTGATTGAAACTCTTCTACAAATAGTAACTTATTACCATACTCATCTACACGATCACTAATACGTGCGTGCATGAAAGCATTATCTGTTTTAGCTCTACCAAAGCTATGTGCATAGTTATAAACTGGTTCATTTTTACGTGGACCTTTTGGATTATATCTAAATATAAACTCACGGTGGTTCTGTCCACCACTTAAAGTCTGTGATCCTGCATGTGCTGGTCTATCTACAAAAGCAGATCCTTGTAAGTTTACTCCACGTTTACCTGCACCACTCATGGCTTCTGCCATTAATTGTTTTACTTCATAAGGAACACTTATATTACCAGCTGGTATGCCTTCTTGACTTACATTTTTAATACCATAAGCTTTTTCAAAAACATTATCTAAATCATCTAATGCTTTTACACCTGATTTTTCGTCTACAATATCAGTCATACGCGTTTGTAAAAAACGAATAACCCCTGCTGATTCAGGATCATAAACACTAGTATCAACTCTTTTTAATACATCACTAATATTATTACTAAGTTGAAAAGCTTGTCCTGTAACATCAACATCAAAATCTGGAACCATTCCATCAAATTTTTCTACAAGGTCATTCTTAGAAATCTTATTTCCTTTGTTGGCATTAAGCCATGGTCCAAGAGATGTGTCGCTTAGTTCACCTTCACGTATGCCACGTTTTTGTAAAAAGCTTAACCACTCTTCCCCTTTCATAATTGGAGGTCCTTGTATAATTTCTTCGCGCGAACGGAAGAACATTGCTGGTGCATCTGATTGAGTAGCTGCAGTAAGTGTATCATCCGTAGATTTACCCATTGTGTACATATCAGCAAATTCATTATTTCTAATAAAATCTCTCGCTACTTTTTCATTAGGAAAATCTTTAATTGCTAAACCATCTTCATCAAAAACAGTGTAATAAGTATCACCAGATTTAACAGCTTTTAGGTCTGCTGGTTTTCCAGGCTTGCCTGTAATCTGCGGAGCAAACTCACGAAGTTTGTTAATAACTTTTGGTGCTTGTTTAAGTATTAATCTACCTACACCTCCAGCTGCGTATTCATCAAGTGGTGGTACAACATCTTTCATTATACCCCCTCTATTAAACCCGTGCATATTTCCTCCTCTAAACTGTTCCTCAAAACGCATTTCATCCATTTCTTCTTGCAACAGCTTTTTAGCTTTTTCTTTATCGGCTAATTGTTTTGTTTTAAATATATTACCATAAGGAGAAAAAGAATCAACATATCGCTCCCACATAAAGGAATAGTCTGAATCATCTGGTACAGACATATAGTCATACATGTAATCATCAGGTGTTTCATCAGCAAGCATCATATTTTTACGTATATCTTTCTTATTTACATCCCAAATAATTGGATCATCTTTGGCAAAGTCTTCTGGGGATGTCATGTAATAGTTGTCATCTACAAGCTCCGTGTTCCCTGTTTTTTTATCCACGTAAATGTGTTGGTTATTGCTAAAGTCATCACGTATGTCAAACTCTATGTCAATGTCGTTTTTACCTTCTTTAAAATTAATCCTGTCTTCAAAACCATCTACCGTTTTAATACTAAGTTGATGTGGTTCGTATTTATTTTTTGGTGCTTTAAGGTAACTTATCTTAGCCCCATTTCCTAAAGAAAAACTTTGACCTGTGTCGGCAGCTTTTTTTACTGTGTTAACCATGCTGTTAATCCATGGCGCACTATCCATTTTTACTGCTTCTTTTACATCGGGTAAAAGATTGCTTACTGTTTTAGGTAATGCCGCTTTACCAGCAAGCGCACCTAAGCCCTTTAAAAAAAGTCTACGTGAAATAGCAGGAAGTACCATTAATCTTTAAACGGCCAAAATTGTGAATGGTCAAAGAACTCTCTTTCTTGTTGTCTTTGTAGCGAAGTTTTAGGTCCTGGGACCTCGGATTTTACATTACGCCACCTGTATCTATCAGGCCCTAATTTGTTTATTAATTTTGCTTGTCGTATTTTTGCCGGTGACATTAAAGGTTTAGTTCCTTTAAACTGTGTGCCTAGTAACATTTTCATTTCTTGCTTAGATAATTTTTTAGCTAGTTTTTGAAGTAGCTTTAATCCTAGTCTACCT